TAGAAGTTCCAGTTACTGCCCGGACCTGACCCTGATTTCCAATATCTTCCCGGATAAGATTACGCTGTCTTACCAGAGGTTCAACTTCTTTAAGTTTAGCTTTTGCCTCGTTAATAATTTTCTCTTGTGCTTTAAGAGCCGTGAATTTTTTTGTACCTTTCTTGGTACGTTTTAATTCGCCCTTAACAGCAGTACGCTTAGACTCTATGTCTTGCTGTAAGTCAGCAAAGGTAATCTCTTCAGAGTTTTCTGACAGACCCTGAACAGCATTACTAATCTCGGTAAGGATTTGTGAATCAGGATCAGTCTGCCCGGCAATTATTTCTTCAAAAATACTCTGCTCACTAACAACAGCAGAACTTTCAAGAGGCTCTGCTTCTGCCACAGCATCTGCACCCTCTTGTGTCTCCGGTAGGATCGTTGTGAACGGTCCTGTAACACCTGCAATAGTACCACCCGCACCTGCACCTGCCAGTCCTGCCTCTGTCAGACGATACTTAGCCTCGGGTGTGCGTAAAGATTCCAGATCAAAATCGTTGGCCTGTAGAATAGTCAGAGCTTCCTGACTTAGTTCTGTCGAACCTTCAACACCAGTACCTACCCCAATTTTTGCCAGTGTATTTTTAATTACACTCGGACTACCCTTAAAAGGAAGAAGACGGTTTATTAAACTATCTGCCAAAGCCTGACCTGTGGCAGAACTCATAGCTGCGTTTAACTCAGCATCTGTAAGGTTATCCCGGCCTGTGACACGCTTTGTCTCAGCTACGTTTTCACCAACAAACGACAGATACAGAGCAGCAGCACCGCCGCCTATGGCACCAATTAAAGTGCCCGGTCCCGGAAGACCCAAAGTACCCACAGCGGCTCCTGTCAACGCTCCTGTTGCGACAGACGCACCCATTGCAGGGAGAGACATACCAGTATACTGAAGAATAGAAGAGGCTACGTCTCCGACATCTTCTGCGTCTTGAATTGGTTTAATACCCGGTATCTTGCTAATCTCAATATCTTGACGATCAGCATACTTCTCAAGATCAAGCTGTGTCTCAGGAGCAACATTAAATCTGTCAAGGATAGCTGAGATACCCTCCGCAGATGATCCTGTAAACTGCCGACCACCTACCTCAAGAAGCTGTCCTGTCCTGTCAAAGAACCCAGTACCTGCTTCTTCTGCGGTAACACCTGTTTCAATGTCTGGAAGATTAAGACTTATTGAACCGGACATGGTTCCGCCCTGAACAGAATCAGACACTCCCTGAAGGAACGTCTGTTGTTCAGCCGAAGAGAGGTTGGCAAACTCATCACCAACTTCAAACTGTCCTAGTCCTTCTACCTCAAGGACGGGCATAGTACTTACTCACCTGCGGTTTGAAGAGTCGGTGTACCGCCGCCAATAAAAGACCAGAAACCTGTTTCGTCAATTACTAATTGACCTGATCCTTGAAGCATGGCAGCAATTTCCTGTGGAGAATACTTGTCATACTTTTTCTGTATCTGGGCTATCTGTCGAACAGCTGCATCAGAAACTTTTTCGTACGGACCATCCTGAAGAATTGCTTTTGTAAATTCGATATCTTTGACCGTAGGAGTTTTGAACTCACCTTTATCTTTACCTGCTGTAATTAACGACGCCCTAGCTTTATCTTCAACAGCCTTAACTTCACGCTTCTTCAAAGCAAGAAGTTCAGCTTTTTCTGCTGCGCTAAGTTTACGCTTCTGCGCTTTACTCATCACATCTCCGGCAGTAACACCGGCAGAGCCGAGTAAGTTAAGGGCATCATTGGTCATACTGCCTGTTGACCCCTGACCACCTGCGGTGAAGAATGCACCTGCCATCTTCAGAAGATCACCGGTAGATAGATCATCAAGACCACTCATGAAGGCACTCTTAGTTTCTTGCGGTGCCGCTGCCGGTGCTTCAACCTGCTTAAACGAAATTGTTTTCTGTTCAGGTGCAGGTGTTTGTACATCCGTTTTTTCTTCTACAATATCAGGAATATTTTGATAAATGTCGCCGCCCTGTACAGCACCTTCAGCAATGTCTTCCATTAAACGAAGGTCTGCTATTTCTTGGCCCTGTTTAGCAGTGACAACACTTGCAGCACCGGCTGCTGGAAAATCACTCATTTTAAGAGGAGGTGTTAGTATTTCAATTGGTTCATAAGGTGTTGTCGAAGTTGGATTTGGATAACCATATGCTTCTGCATATTTTTGAGCAATAGAACGACCGTCATTCATCCGGACAATCTGTCCACCACCGGCACGACGGACAATGCCCGACAACCCTGCCTGACGACCGACAGCACCACCACGGCTGAACATCCCAAACGCCTTGCCCAGAGCAGCACCACCCATAAGACCGCCACCAATCTGTGTAAGTGCAGAAGGACCGCGCACACCCGGTGCTTGTGTTGTCCGCTGGAAGCCAGACGGTGACGGGGCATTGGTAATAAACCGGAGATACGTTGCCAGTGTCTCTTCAGGGAACATCTGTTCTTGCTGGAACTGATCCTGTGCCAGATCAATAGCCGCCTGATCACGTGAACGATACGCCTCACCAACACCGCCAAGCTGACCAAGCTGCTGCATCTGTTGATTGTACGCCCCCATACCAATCGACGGCATCTGGGTGGCAAGGTTTGCCAGACGGCCACGAGCAGCCGCCGCTTCTGCCATTGACTGTTGGAATGCCTGTTGAGAACCCATGGTCTGGAGATCAGCCAACTGCTGATTCAGATTACGCTGACCTTCACCTTCCTCGATGAATCGACGTGCCCCGCGAAGACCACCCGACTCTACCGCACCGGACCGAAGCTGTGCCTGTGGGCCACGCTGATACTGCCGGACGGCCTCACGCTTACCAATGTCAGTCACAGCCTGTTGGTACGGATTCATCCCCTGCTGAACTTCACCGGCAGTTATCGGGGCGGCTGCACCAAGGGCAGCGTTCCGGGCAATCCCAAATGCGGGGGCAGCACCGGGACCACGGGCAAGTGACTCGATACCACCAAAGGCTTCCTGTTCTTGTGCGGCGAACGGGGCCAACTGGGCACCGGGGAATGGGGTAAAGCCCTCCTCAGACCGCTGCTCGTAAAGTTCCTGCGCCTTGCCGAAGACATCGGAAACATATTCGCGCTGCTCCGGGGCGTACTCAGGAACCTGACGGGTTGTCGTCTGCGTCGGGGCTGGTGCCGGTGCCGGTTTTGATGATCCAAAACTCATGTCATAGTTCCTTAGTGATTAGTACTGCTTGTCGCTTAAAACCGGGTAAAAATTTTTCCCATCCGGCTCTTCCAGTAATCATAAGTCGGTTGGCTCCTTGACGCCTTCCCCACTCTTCTACTGACGGCAGCATTTCTTTCAACTCGTTTCTGTCCCCACCGGCTAACCAAATGTGAAGAATTGGTCCATTTACCGCAGGAATGAAAAATGTGACTCCGGCAGTTTTCTGACTATCATGAAGCCAAAGCTGTGCCTGTTCTAGTTTTATAAGCTGATAAACACTTTCAGATGTGTGTGTCTCATCTCTTCTGATTGCTTTTATCAGCAGCGGCTCTGCGACAAGCCAAAATTCCGCACCTACTGGACTATACAATACCACCCTCACGCATAAGACCTGTCATCAACTGCGGACCTATGGGCGGCGGTTGCTGAGTATTACCATACTTGGTCTGGCGTACTTGTGAAATGAAATTGTCTAACATATCTGATCCTGCACCGGATGATCCATCACCAAGCTGTGACACGACATCAGCCGGGAGGACGTACTCGTCACGAGACAGTAGGGCAGGTTGATCACCCTCGATGGAGAATGGGACATCGTCCGACATACCGGTACCAACACCGGGGACCGTGCCCTCAAATGCCTGATTGGCGTATCCGGTAGGAGGGTTGCCGCCGTAGGCCAGAGATGCGATGCCGCCGTTCCCGTAAAGATCGGTTCTGCCACCCTGTGCCATCATTCCCATTCCTGCGGAAGCCGCTGTTCCTTCCTCGCCCGGTCCTGTCCCAGTTCCCGGTGCGCCTATACCGTCTCCTGTATCTGTAAATCCACCGTATACCCCCATTGGGTCTTGCAGTCCCGGATCAACTCCCGGAGTAGATGGAGCCGCCGACATAGAAGACATGTCTGAAGCTGTTGATCCAACAGAGTGACCAAACGCATCAACACTTTGATTACCAACTCCGGATACTTGCGACTGCCCGAAAGAATTTACATTTGCTGGACCCATCAGACCTGCAATTCCACGCCCTATCGCCACGGCAGGGCCAAGACCGGGTATCCCTAGTGCTAGTCCTGCAAGACTGGCCGCTATACCCATTGGAGAAGGGTTAGCTACTCCAAGACCCATATCAATAGAGTTTCCAAATGATCCTAAACCTGATGTACCTGTTGATCCGGGTGTACTAGATGTATTAGATTCGTCAGGTACGCCGCCATACGCATCACCGGGACCGTAAGGATCGCCGTATGTATCGCCGTATGCGTTAGGAACTAATCCGCCCTCGGCAGCATAGAACGTACCAAAGCCGCCGGGAGATGTTGCCATGCTGTAGTAATCAGCAGCACTGCCGCCTGATGGAGGATAGTTAAGACCCCGTGCAGCAGCCCTGCCGCGACGACGACCTGCCTCAAGATCAGGAATACGACTATTATAGTAAGCGTCCATGTCAGACATACCGTCAATGCCGTACGGCATTTCTTCAGGGGCAAGGAGAGCGGAAGATAACAGACCTGAACCACCTGCACCAAGGGCACTGCCATATGTAGCCCCGCCAAGTGTTTCAGACGCAATAGGTGTAGAAAGTTGTTCGCCAAGACGACCAAAGAAACCGGGAGTTTCTGTTCCTCCTACAGTAGTAAGACTGCCTACTTCTGGCTGTACGTTACCTAACATTGATGCTGTTGATTCTCCGAATACATCTGGTCCTATAGGTGCTCCAGTAGCTGTCGGAATGTTTGCACCCGGAGCAGCAGGGGCAAAGGCACCCATAGCAGAACCGAGACCGTACGACATAAGTCCGGACAGACCGCCCTGAATTAGTGAGTCACCTACGCCTTTACCCTGAATGAGTCCTGCACCAAAGCCACCCAAACCTGCACCAACAGCCGCTGTACCAACTCCGCCTAGCGCAGCAGTAAGACCAGCAGGGGCTAACATTGGGAAAGCAACACTCGCAGCAATCGGAAGGGCAAACGCTGCAAGGTCTTTCAGCTTAAAAGCCTCGGGCAGACCAGTCTCAGGGTTGATCGACAGACTGCCGTCCGGGGACATTGTCTTCAACATCTCGACTTCCATCGGATTCATATGGACAAGTGTTGAGTCACCCATGCGTCCCTGCATTGCAAGTGCAGAGGAAAGTCCGGCCATCGGCGGTTGTGATCTATAATAATCCATAATTCATTATATCCGTTAGTGGAAGTCTACCCAACCAGTGGCAGGGACGTACCCCTGATACTTGGAAGTTGCCCTGTCGTACCGCACATCGCCTTCTTGTGGGCTTTGTACTGCGGACGTGTCGTTTACCGCTGCCACCTGCTCTGCCGGTGTCGAATCTACTTGGTCGTCCCTCTGCTGGAGAGACAGATTAAGCTGACTCACATAGTCTGTCAGAATACGGTGCAGTTGAATAATCTGCGGATCAGTAAACTGATTGAACGCCACAAATAATTCTGGGTATACCTCAGCCATTATTCTTATTCCAAAGATCAAACAAAGTTTTTACTTTTTCTTTCAGTATTTCTATATCACCGTGCATCTTAGCTAGTACAATAATCAAAGTAATTATTCCTAAAACTATAGGCCATGATTTTATAATAGCTTCTACTAAGGTCATTGCTCTTATCGACCACCGTCAGGCTGTATCTGGAGACGCATCGAACCGTACTTCCAGTCTGTCCCACCTACTGAACAGTCAATTCTAATACGGGCCTGTCGTCCACGGGCACGGAAGTCAATCTTCTCTGTCCCCGGCTGAATAGTATACGGACCCTTTACTGTCTCCTCAGTAGCCTGTGGGTACCTCTTTGTCTTAATGGTGAATGACACATCCCCACCAGAAGAAATTGAAACATCAGGGACCAGCCTTCTGATCAACATCATTTTATTGCCCGACTCAATTTCAAACGATGCAGACTCAAGGTACGAGACGAGCGGCTGACCGTTAGCCGTGTAAACATCTTGCGGCTCGTTATTGTACAGATAGCTATCAGCACCACCAGTAATGATAGTGTCGTAGATTCCCCTGTCTGCCCACGTTGTAAACGTACCAGTCCCGTAGACCCAATAGTTTTCAAGAGGATTGTAGCTGACGTACGAGTCACACTCCAGCGAACCTGCTGATGGGTAGAGCCATGTAATCTCGTTAAACTCCGCGTTAATCCCCGCAAAAATCTTGTCTTGCTGTGTAAAGTTTATGTTGTCATAAACATAACGACGGACAGTACAGTCAAGAGTCTGGACAGCCCCACCCTGCCAGACAAAGAAGTTATCCTCACCCATCCAGAATGGGATACCATTAAATTCTGTTGCGGCGTGTTGGGCAATAAGTCCAGTGTTGTCACCGATGTGTCGGAAACGGAAGACAAAAGGACCACCAACATACTGCATCGTATGGGTTGCCGTGTCTGTCCAGATCATAACAGCCTGACGACTATGCATCCCACCAACAATCTGTGATCCTGTCCCGAGCGGATTAGACCCTGCTGTGTTGGTCGCAGAGGCCGTCCAATCGTTGTAGTCTTCCTGACTAGACCAGCGTACCAGAAGAGGATCGTAATCTCCTGCCTGATCGGTACATCCCAGACTGATTGCAAACTGGCTGTCCGGGGTAATAAGAATAGAATTGTTAATTGACGGCGAGGCGGTGACTAGTACTGCACGGGTCTCTGCACTGTTAGCCCCGGTTGCATCCCACTGATAGATACGTCCACCACGAGGATTTGCCAGAAGGTCTTCACCCCAGTTGGTAAGACTCCACTGCCTGATGTTTACCGTGATGTTAGATGTTGTCCGGGGCGTCCCGTACGTAGACAATCCGTAAGTACCTGCCGACCAACCAAAGCCGGGCTGAGATACAGATGGTCCTGCCGGGAGCAGCCGGTGAATAGTGATGTCCCCACCTGCTGATGCTGATGTTGCTGCTGCGGTTGTTGAAACATCCACGGCAAATGATCCGGCACCGATTACTGATACTTCGTACGCGTCACCAATTGTTGTCAGGAAGATGTTGCCACCTACCGTAACTGTCTGTGATGTGAAGGCAACATAGTTACCGTCTTCAACACCGATGCCGGTGGCCGACACAACAATACGGGTTGACCCGGTCACAGTGTTAAGAGCGTTGGTAACAGATACGACAGATACAATAGGCGTGATGTCGTAATTTAGGCCGCCTTCGTACAGGTACAGTTTTTTCTCAGTACCAAAGCCAATCAGACGTGATGAATTAAAATCAGCCCATGTAATTGTGTCTCGCGGTGTCCCGTCAAAAATAGCACCACGACGCTCGTATCCTCGTATATTCTGAGGGGTACCGTCACGGAAGCGGACATGGTCACCGTCGTACCAGTGGCCCTGTTCGGCATACCGGGTGTTCTCCCGATTAAATCCGGGGGCGGCGAATGTAAGTTCTGAGAGAACTCCTGCCATGTTTAACTCAAATTCTGTTGTACGAATGCACTAATAGCCGTCGATGTCTGGACATTATAAATCAGAGCATCGACTGCACTTGCAGCAGTAGAAAGTGTAGGTGCGGTTCCTCCGGCAAAGTCCCAGTTACTATTAAATGACATTGTCCTGCTACCGGTCCCGTCCTGTCGAATATAAATAATACCTGACTGACCCGGCTGCGGGGTGGTCGGATTTGCAATAGACACGTTACCATTCAGAATAGTTGTAAAGTTATTACCTGTCGAAAAATCAAGAGACACAGCCGATGATGCGACTGCCACCGAGACTGGTTTTGAATACGCCTGAGTAGCAGATGCAATAACTTCTGTAGTATTAAAAGACGTTGTTGATGTGAACGTGTACGCCCCGGTAATTGTCTCGTCGGAAGACACGTTTGCATATCTGGTATCAGCCGAAGATACAGGGATAAGCTCGTTAATAGATGTTCCGAAGTTTAGCTCTGCTGCTGTGCCAAGCCCAAGACCTGTCGAGTCTGTTGCCGGAGTAACCGTAGTACCATCTGTGAAAACAATAACAGACGCTCCTTGCGGAATAGCAGAACCAGTCCCTCCGTTAATTAGAACAGTTGTACTGTATGCCCCGGACGTATCATTTTTAACAATATAACTTTTGCTAATATTTGTTGGGAGGTATACACCCCTATCTCCTGTCAGTGTCCCGGTAAGTTCGAGCATTGCAGAACGAGCCTCATCAGCCGCCCCATCGTTAATTGTCAGGCTGACATCTCCGGCTGCTAGACTAATTGTGGTGTATCCGGCAATAGCATAATCAGTAAGGTCAATAACCTCATCATTCAGGACTACGCCCCACGTTGAGTCATTATCGCCGGTTCCTTGCTTGGTCAGCCTGATTCGGGTGGTGTACGTAGCAGTCATTAAATTGTCTCCGGCCAGTCATAGATCGGGGCGTTGCCCGTCGGGATGCCGTCACCATCAACAGGTGTTTCAAATAGAGTCTTGAAAGCATCAAGATTAACAACCTGACTAATCTGATTTTCAATGCTATCTGATGCCAGACGAACCTCGTCCCGATACTCCTGAATATCTGTGGGAACAGCAGTGCCTGTGTCCTGCTTCCTAGTATACGCCCAGTCAGTTTGAGACAAAAGACTGCCCTGTGTCTGCTTTGTCTGGGCAATCCACTGAGATTTTAGACCGAGAGTTACCGTCTGAACTCCGTCAGCGTCCAGAAGCGGGTCGCCGTTGTCGTCAACCTCGTTCACATCCTCCAGCGCACGTTCGGTGCTGGTGTATGTACCATCAGAGTTCTGGGACCACCAATAGAAACGACTGTCAGGCTGTGGCTGGGAATCTACCCAGACAAGACCGTGAGCAACCTTCTCGTCCTCAGACCAGATACCCCAGTTGGCCGGATGCTGGACACCGTTATCATCCGTCCATGCCCGGCCTTCTTTAATTACTTTACCATTATATGTCCACATTGTTCTTCTCCTATCGAGCCGTGGCAGGGGCGACACCATCGCCTCCAAAGGGGTGTTCGGCAAATGCCATGAAGACGTAAGTGTTACCGGATTCGTTTGTAGTACCATTGGTATTTCGCTGCTTAATACCATTTGATAAAATATCAATATTACGTCCGGTTGCTTCAGCCGCCGTAGTATTTGGAAGTAACCCAAGACCAGTAGCATTATAACCGGGGCGTGTATTATCAAAAAGTTCCCATGAATCTGTTCCACTTGTTTTTTTGAACAGGACAAAAGCAGGTTTGAAACCCGTAAAAATAAAGGGGCCGTCGGTACTCCCGTTGCCGGTGTACGTCCCCATTTTGCTGTAGCCTTCGACTTCGGCCCAACAGTAGGCAACGTAGGTTCTTCCGCTTCCGTTGATGCCGGGGTCAGTGCCAATTGTAAACGTGGTGGAAGACCCTCCGATAATCTGGGTAGTGCCTGTAGAATCTGCGGCCTGAATATCGTTCAAGAGCAGCTTCTCGGTGAACGCTGTAACGCCGGACTCCCAGTTTGAGATCAACTTGTGATCGCCGTTACTGCGAGGCATAATTAGGACTACGCTGGGCGTAACACCTAGCCCATGTCCAACTGTCTGACTTGCAGAGCCGTTGCCTGTGTAGGTGGACATGCTGAACCCAGCCGTTGTATTTGCAGAGGTTGCAGTAGTGTTGATCGTTCCGTCTTCGTTGCTGCTGCCGCTGCCGTTGGCCTTCCACTGCCATGCAACATAAGTGTCGCTGCTGGTGTTTACCTTGGCAAGATTACCGACAGTAAATCCAGCCGATCCAAATGTTGTTACACCTTCAGTTTCAGTTGTTTCTGTACTATTATTATTAGAAGCGAGGTCTTTTGTAGTGCCACGAACAGCATCATATAAAGCGTGATCTGCTGCTCCATTTCGCTCTTTAATCCACACAAGGTCAGGCTGGAATGTGCTGTTCTCACTCTGAGATACCGCCTTACCACCAGAGCCAATAGCTGTGCCATTGCCCGTATACAGCGTTGTCTGGAAGTTAGCCGTGCCGTCCTTGATCGTCGGCGTTAAAATTGCAGACGTTGACCATCCGACATAACCTGTCGGGGCGTTCTGGAAGGCATTCTGGCCGAAATTAACATCAATTGTCGTTGGCTGATCGTTAGCAACTTGAATCTTTGGCCGCCACCAGCGTCCTGCGAATGTGTCAGTAGTAATACCCGACAATGCTGCAAGTTCTGTTGCATCATACGAGAAAATTTCTGTACCATCGACATTGGCAGAAATTACATCATTGGCAAAATCCACAGCAAGTCCAACATAAACACCCTGACCAAATTCTGAAGTCCACGATGCGGGTGTTTCATCGCCGCCCGGATAAACAAATATCCTGTATGCGCTTGTTGTGTGTCGCTGATTAAGGCCGAATGAATTTGTTGGTTGACTATTGCTAGAATTAGTAGCTTCTTCAATATACATCTGAAGAACATTACCGCCGGGATACGAAGTTGTATAAACTTCGTAATACAGTTTTGAACTGCCTACTCCGCCGTAGACAGCCATAGTGCCAGAACCAAAAGAGTTTGCACTGGCGCTAGGTCTATATAGCTCAAGATTAGCAGCCCTAATGCCATCACTGTTTGTTATACCACCATCACGATTTTGAACAAGAGGACTCATAACACAATAATTGTCAGTCGGTGAATCATTTACCTGACTAGAAGTAGTTAATCCTGACGAGGTGAAGTCGTTGCCATTGCCGGAGTAATCTGCGCCCAGATCAGCACTGTCCTCGCCTGTGATGTAGAAGCCGTTGGTGCCGTATGATCCGGTGTATTCTTTCGGCACCCATACACCATCGTCGTTGGTCTCGCCAAAGTCGGTGGGGGCTAGTGCAGTGCCGTCAACCCAATGCATCTCGGCCATGTAGCCATCGAAGTTGTTGCCCCCATCGTTGTAGCTACCGATGTGCCAAGCGTTGTTACGGTTGAACAGGGTAGCTGTCGTCGAACCAATTTCAACCGCCGTGTTGTTCACGGTGATCGTCACTGTCCCGGCATTGTTGGAAAACACAAAGTGATACCACGCGCCGACATCACGAAACACCTGAGTGCTATCCACGACAGACGAGGCATTATAGAAACGAAGTTTGTCTGTGCCGTCCACAAACCCGATGCCGCTGCCCCCCGCCTCGCTGAAAAAGTACCAGTTACCTCCGCTGGTTATCTTTCCTCTTTTAATCCATAGAGAGAAGGTCCATGTATCCCCGCCATCAGCCCCAAATGTCTTTGTCAGATAAGGAGAGTCGGCTGAATTAAACCGGATCGACTGATCAATCTGATATGTAGGAATGCTGCCTGATGCACCTGCCAGAATGTCGTTTTGAAATACCATGCGTCGTTACGCCTCAATTTATCCATGTGTTTCCGGGACCGGCAGTTACCGTGGTCCACGCATCTGCTGCTCCTGTCGATACCGTCGTCCAAACATCGTCTGGTCCGACAGGGACGACAATCCAAACAGGGTATTGTCCGAGTACTATATCAACAGACTGCCCAGTTGGAAAGACGTTCGCTGTACCGGTAATTGTCAGCGTACCGTACTCGGTAGACAGGCTCTGTCCTGTTACTACGGCAGTAGCATCTGCTGCAACCGTTGGTGTGCCTTCAACAATATCAACTGACTGACCAGTTAAAGTGGTAGACGCTTCCCCAGAAATAGAAATAGTTCCAGTATCAGCATCAACAGACTCCCCTGTCAGCGTAACTACAACTGACTGAAGAATTTGTACTGTGCCTTCATCGATGTCGAGAGACTGTCCCGTTAAAGGAACAGACGTATTTATAGCAACCGTTGGTGTGCCTTCAACAATATCAACTGACTGACCAGTTAAAGTGGTAGACGCTTCCCCAGAAATAGAAATAGTTCCAGTATCAGCATCAACAGATTGTCCGGTAAGAGTAACCGTATGATGTATGACAATTGAAACTGTGCCTTCATCGATATCGAGAGACTGTCCGGTAAGAGGAATTACAGCTTCAGTAGCAACTGTAATGGTGCCTTCATCGATGTCGAGAGATTGTCCGGTAAGAGGAACATCTGCTGAAATATCAGTAGTAACTGTACCTTCATTAATGTCGAGGGACTGTCCGGTAAGAGGAATTACAGCTTCAGTAGCAACTGTAATGGTGCCTTCATCGATGTCGAGAGATTGTCCGGTAAGAGGAATTACAGCTTTAGTAGTAACTGTAACTGTACCTTCATCGATGTCGAGAGATTGACCGGTAAGAGAAACACTTGCTGAAATAGCAGTAGTAACTGTACCTTCAAGAATATCTACTGACTGTCCGGTAAGAGTAACAAGTCCCTTGCCGGTAATGGTAAGTGTACCCGTTACCGCATCAAGAGACTGTCCTACTAATGCTACAGCCGCCGTCTGACTCTGTTCCGTTGAAAACGGAAGTTCTGAGAACGACGACATCCCAAACATTGTTATTCCTAAGTATTAGATGCGATTGCATTATGAAACGGTGTCAGGTCTTCGTCCGTCCAAAAATCCCAGCCAACCACAATTTCAAGATGCTCGACGTTTCGCTCCACGACTGTCGGATCATCCGTGTATGCGTCAGGATCAGCGGCAACCTTTTCGAGCAGCGTGACGCTATCCATGGCAGACGTATAATGCTGTGCAATCTGCTCCGGTGTTTCTACTTCATTATCCATTGATTTTTCCTTATGATAAGTTGAGAGTAGCTACTGCGTGTATGGACGTTCCTGTCCTGACGATGTAGTCAATTCGATCAACAGCACCTGCGGCTGTGGATAGTGTAGGCGCTGTACCACCGGCAAAGTCCCAGTACGAGCCGAACGACAGTGTACGACTGCCTGTTCCATCCTGCGTTATAAAGATTGAACCTGTCTGACCTGCATCAATGTTTGTTGGATTAGCCAGTGTTCGATTACCGGCAAGAGTGACAGAGAAGTTTTGTCCTGCATCAAAGTCAGGAGTAATTGTTGCCCCATCAGTTAGAGTATTGATCGTGGCAAGAGCAGACTTGGTAATTGATAGCTGCTTGGCAGGAGCCGATGTCCCAATACCCACATTGCCATTGAGGCTATAAAAGCCCACACCCGGTATACGGAACGATGTTACTGAAGCATTACCGAGCGTGATTTCATTCGATACTGTGGCACTAGAGGCTTCAGCATCATAGCCAAGCAATGTATTGTTGGAACCAGTAGTTGTAGTATTACCTGCTGTATAACCGAGTGCGGTATTCTTACTGCCTGTTGTATTGAGGATTAAACTTTCATAGCCTACCGCAGTATTATTATCCCCGTTTGTGTTAGCTTTAAGCGAAGTGTAGCCTATCGCAGTCGCAGTCTTGGAGTTGGAGGAACTTTCAAGCGCATCATACCCGATTACTACACTGCCGGTCATGGCTTTTTTACCGGCACCCTTCCCGATCATGACGGAATTTGATTCAGTAGCTAAACTACCAGCATCTCGGCCCAGAGCAGTGTTGTGATGTGTGGTGGTGATAGTCTTCAAAGCACTGTCGCCAATTGCAGTATTGCCGTATCCAGTCGTTACTGCGTCGAGAGCCTGATAACCAACGGCTGTGCTATAGCCAAAACTTGTAGTCAGATTGTCCAGTGCCTGATAACCAACGGCTACATTACGCGAGGATGTTGTAGCGTCATTAAGTGCCTGATACCCCAAGGCAGTATTGTTGTTCGCGCTGCCATCGTCTGCTGCAAGAGCACCAGTTCCGAGGCCAATGGTTGCACCGCTTGAATTAGTCAGGGCATCAGACAGGCCATCAATGTCTGTTACACCACCAGCAGCTTCCCAACCCGCTTCACCGGAAGCATCGACTGTAAGAACGTAATCCTCAGTCGCAGTAGAATCTTTGATTATAAAATTGATACCGGGAATGCGGAACTTATCTACACTAGTGTTGCCAAGCGTGATTTCATTCGATACTGTGGCACTAGAGGCACTTGTCAGATTGCCCAAAACAATGTTGTTACTGCCCGTAGTTAAAAGATTGGTAGCACCGTTATCGTATCCAACAATCGTATTTCCATCACCAGTAGTGACACGATAACCGGCGAGGTAACCTACCCCGACGTTTTGACCCATTGAAGTGCCACTGCCGCCGCCTAAAGCCCCGTAACCGAACGCAGAATTTCCGTTACCTGTGATGGCTGAAATCATCGCAGCACCGCCTACTGCCGTGTTCTCCGAGCCGGTGACGAGGAGCTGTCCCGCCCTCTCCCCAATAAATGTATTGTTTCCACTCGTCACCTTTGATCCCGCAGAATGACCAACCGCAACATTTCGCGAACCAGTAACTACATCATTTAACGCGTCAAAACCCAGTGCAGTATTTAGGTTTGCAGAACCGTCGTCTGCCGCAAGAGCGCCAGTTCCGAGGCCAACAGTACCGCCGCTGGAATTGGTTAAGGCATCAGACAGGCCATCAATGTCTGTTGCACCACCGGCAGCAGCGGCTTGGAATGTCGGAGCTACCCCAGACCCATTTGATGTTAAAACATGACCACTAGTTCCTACGGCAGTAGCGCCAATCGCACTCGTGCCGTTGCCAAACAAAATTCCGTTGGCTGCAAACGTCCCAGCACCAGTGCCACCCTGTGCAACGGTCAGGTCTGTTGTCAGTCCTGTAATCGAGGTGATGTCAGAGTTCGCCCCAGATGCTGCTGCACCAAGAGCGGTTCGCGCCGCACCCGCGCTGGTAGCGTTAGTACCGCCGTTGGCAATCGGAAGTGTTCCTGAAATATCAGTTGTTAGTACAACCGCACCACGAGTAATCTCCTGCCCAATGATCGTCAGATAGTCTAGCGATCCTGCAAGGGTGACGTTTGTTGAGTTGTCTGTTCCTGCGGGGTCAACGCCAATCGACGTACGCAGCGTTGCGCCACTCTCCGCAACTGGATCACCTGAACCATCACCAACAATCATCTGCCCATCAGTAAGGACGGCCATCGGAGTAATAGCACCAGTTCCTGATCCTAAAAGTACACCACCGTCCGTTAACGACGAGGCTCCTGTACCACCATCTGCTACAGCAAGATCAGTAGTTAGGGTAAGCGATGTAGCAGCAATAGCACCTGCATTTACTGTCCCAGCCGCATCTGCATACACAGATTTATCTGCCGGATAGGTAACAAAAACATCCTTTGTCCCGGCTGAGAAGTTTACAGCCGCGTCAGAGTTTGATGATTCAAGGATGGTGTCACGGGACAATGTCGTCCCAGATGCTGTGTACGTCCCAAGACCAACTTCCCATTCATTGGCAGACTGGCTGACAATGGCATAGTAAGTTGTATTGCCGTCCCCGACAGATGCAAATGTATCAAATCCAGATACAGCGCCGCCCAGAGTAACGGTACCTGTTCCTGTCGTTGTAGTCTGTTCCTTGACTCTGTCTTTAAGAACCAGTGCCATAGGCCGGTCCTACGAAGATTTAATGCGGATGATCGCCGTTGCGGCAGCAGCAGCCGGGAACTGAATTGTAAAGTCACCTGCGGTAGAAGATTTGTCTGCACCAAAATCAAATACGGCAATTGCTTTATTTGCCTGAGATGCATTATAAATAAGGGCACCACGTGCCGTAATCGTCGATGCTGTGACAACCGCATCTGTGATTGATACAACAGCCACTGACGAGTCAGTCGTAACATCAATGCCTGTCAGCACCACACCACCGGCTGAATAGCCTGTCCCGACAACTTCGTTCGACGTGGTATAGACCGTGGTACCGTCCGACAGAGAAGCAGAACTAGAATAGAGTGCAAGTTTAATTGAGTCCGTATCAAGATCGTGCTCACCAAGCATAATCTGAGAACGGAACGAGATAGAAATTCCTGAAGTAATAGCCATTATGAGCCTCCGGTAAGTGTATTGGCGTTGTTTGCCTGTTGGTTGCGCGGCTCCAGATCATCACGACGGGCGCGACGGGCACGGTTACGGAGCAATTCAATTTCTTTAGTATAAAGTTCAGACCAAATTTTAACAACTTCGTAGTTCTTGTTAAAAAGCTCTGCCTCGACCATACACGCATAGAACAGGGCGTTAGGTGTTTCAGCAGTATAATAGTTTGTCGGGTTAACAGAAGTTATGGCCGTCGGTGCCACAACAAACGCCAGTTCAATCGGGAATGCTGAGACAGGTGTAGGGGCGACGATGATGGTATTGTCGTCCCAGAGACCGTAATACTTTGGTGTCCCGACAGATGTACGTACCGGCCAGTAGTCGGCAATAAAGTCTACGTTTCTGTTAAGCAGATTGATACGTGTCCCGTCAGCCGTTATGTTGGCAGACTCGACAATCGTAAATCCGGTCGGCAATCCAAGGAACGGATCAGACGCAACAACCTGTGTGTACTGATGCTGGGTCAGACCTGCATCGTCAATATCAATAGTCAGCCTTGTTTCTGCACGTCCGATAAACTGATCAAGCTGAGACTCAAACTCTGCCCCATCATTTTCCGTAGATTCAATTATGTTGGTTCGTAGCTGTGCGTAGTTAAGTGCCATGACTAATCTTCCTGTCCGTTATGATACGACGGAGACGACATATCTGGCGTCCACGAATCATCTGTTGCTGACGTATCTGCCGTCGTATCAGGTCGGGGATGATCAAGAGATGGATCATCTGTGGTGTCCGAATTCGTCATATTCTGTGGATGATTAACTGCATTGAATGCCCCGTCATAACATTCTGAGCAGACCCAGACACCTACCTCAACTTCATTGAGAAGCTCGATGTACTTACACCGCCACCCACACCTGTCGCATATAGCGTTTGACCGCCGACCTGTAGCCATCAGAGAGGTCCAAGACGGGGACGGATAAACATCGACGTACGCTGACGATCTTCTTCAAGAGCAAATGCAAACGATTCCTCGTACTGCTGCTTGAGAAAGCCGATCCTTCCTGAATCAATGCCGGGACGGCGGGATGACAATTTGTACGCCAGTCCGTCAACAAGCGGGGGGAGAAAACGGAATGGCATATCAGATGTCTGGATCGCGGAGGCTGTCACATCCTGTATCCGAGTCATTGCCAGTAGGTTCATGGTGTAGGTCTGTTCAGGAGTCGGCCAGACAACCATGCTGACATTGTCTTTCCCCCGGAGAAACGAGAACTGTGTGGGACGACCTGTCTGTGACTTGTCAGGCAGCTTCATATAGTCTTGATAAGTAATTCGATTCATCTCCAGATCATTACCGTTCACAGTAATAGTAGTCTGGAGACTATCAATAATATCTGAATTAAGAGTATATTCGGTGACAGACGTGCTGACAGTCACCGGGGTATCTGCAAGTTTCCAGAGGAGAACACCACGGTTCTGCCACTCTGTCATCAGCAGGTTAAGACATATACGTGCCGACCGGGCTTCCTCACCGCTGATAGGCTGACCGCCGACCTGCTCAAAAGCCTGTTCGATCACATCGTCAATTGTAAGATCAAATGTCGTCTGGCCTGAACTTGTCATGAGCTACTGCTTTCTCGTTACGGCGATGGACGAGGTCACGGTACGTCCCCCATGGGCACTTATCATAATAGCCCTGCTGTTCAAGATTATAAGATGCGTCCCTTAACTTTGAAAGATACTGAATAAAGATCATGCTGTACTCTTCAGGTACTACAGGCTCCCACTCAACGTCCAGATAATCTAATCCGTATTCGGATGGATCGTCTTCTGGGTGGTACGCCATAAGCCACATGTCTTCTGCCACCAGACCTGTGTTCTTTTCTTCCACATAACGGGCCAGTTCTTCAGCAGAAGGTCTTTCAACATCAGGAAGAACAGCGATGAAAACATCACTACTACTAGCGGGAAAAAAATCAAGAGCGTCAGTGACATCATCCAGACTGTGGCAAATACCGACAGCGACAAGTCCAGCATCCCACGTGCCTTGTGCGTAAGGGCACGGAGGCTGTCCGCCCAACTCTTCAGAAGGGACAGACAGAACTTCACGGGTCCATTTTTGAATATCGAGAATGTAATCACTTACGGGTCTTCCTTGCACCAGTCTTGCCTCCACGCATCATTTTCTTAGGAGGTTTTACCTTACCGCCGCCGCGCATCATAGTCTTTTTCTTTTTCATCATTCGGGGTTTCATAGCCATTGTCATGCTCCTTTATCTATAAGCTGACAGTCGGCCTGAATAATTTTATGACCAACTGAGTTAAATGCGGTTAACGCTCCTGCCGCGTATTCGTAACAAGTCTCTTCGCTAGGAAATCCAGTGGTTGTGATTTCGTGAATTAAACCTGCATACATCGTTACAATAATAAAAACATAGGTCATTTTCTATATTTCTTTGTTTTTTTTGCAACCTTCTTGGGCTGTGAGACATGCTGCTTTCCGCGCTTTGTCCCTTTCCGTTTGGCCTTGGAGGTTGCGGCGTACTCTTTTGAACTCAGGGCTTTGATAGCCTTTTCCGGAAGATAACGCTCCCCGGTCGCCTTCGATCCTTGCGTCGATGGTTTTCCGGACTTGGTCCGCCACTTCTGCCCGGTCCACTTCTTGAGCGACTTCTGTGACTTCTTCAGGGCCATCAGTCTCGATAGCCCCCACCTTTAGATTTGTATTCTTTTGCCAACATCTGTGCTTTCCGTGCCGACCACTGGCCCGGTTTACCGCCTTTACCACCGGCTTTGATTTTGTTAAATAAGTTTTTACGCATCGATGGTTTGGTATAGTTCCCAGCTTCATTCACCTTTGATTTTGGTTTGCCGCCAGTTTTTAACTTAACAGGCTTTGCCATTCTGGATTTTCCTCTGGTAACCTGTGCCGAAATGTTTGATCTGCGAATTGTCATCGTATAATTTTTGTTGTTGCGTATGACAGAATAGCGGCCATTAAACCCGTTGCCGCAGCTTCAGTGATCGAACTACCAAAATGCGAAGGGTGGACAATCAGGTCTGCCACAGTTGTTAAGACGCCGACAGCCCATGCCAGAACCAGCGGATTTGGGATACGTCCCATACATAAAATTAAAATAACAGACGCACCCCCTGTAAGTCCCGCTGTCTTAGACGCCGCATAAGCATGTTTGGTGGTCAGGGCCAGAAAATCACCCTGAACCATCATGGTGGCACACGATACAAACGCCTGTGTAAAAGTCTCTGAAAATTTATTCAGATACTTTCTCATTTATTAAATTCCATCAGAAGCTCCAGCTTAGTCTCAATACGGGCGAGTCGGTCAGACATCTCCGAAATTTTACCCGCTGATCCGACAGGCAAAATTTCTGAAGATTCAAGTCTATTTTCAACTGCGGAGACGCGAGATGATATGTTTGATCCGAACCAGATACCACCCCCGAGTTGGATGAGAATGATAACAACGGTGGCAATAGGAAGATTGATACTATCCATGAGTTTACCATTTAACCTTATCTGCCCAGTAGGCTGCGGACATCTTGCCTCTTTTAATATTCTGGGCATGACGGGCCTTGAAAGACTTTCGACGATTACGAGACGAGTCAGACTCGCCTGTTTTTCTAGGTGAGCCGCTGACACCTTGCTGTCCGAACCGGATAAGTTTTACCTTGTCCCCATCCTTGGCAAGAACAGCATGAGATTTTTTTGGGTGGCCGCGAGTCCGCTTCGGTTTATTGTATCCGGAGAACTTCTCGCCACGATAATCAATAGCCATCAGCCGTACTGGACAGCAACGGTAGAGGCGGTGGTTGGCATGACTACTGTAACTGCACCGTCAAAACGTACCCCAGAATCAGCAATATAAATCTCGGCGTCTGCTACGCTATTAAATTTAATCTTTGTGGCGTTTTCGTCTGAAATAGTAAAAACACCGACACCAGTAGCATGGACTCCCTGAATACGTGTGTCAGACAACGACACATCATTCTGTACTTTTAACATGGGTTTTGTAAGACCGGCAGCATCCCCCGTGGCAGTTGCTGCTGCATAAGCATAATTGATATTTGTTGACATTTAATTCTCCCGACCTGACAGGTCTTATAAAAAGGGGGGCCAGTCTCCCAGCCCCCCGATTATCACACACCAAAATTGGCTTAACAAGGACGTGTACTACGCACCCTGAGAACCAAAGTAACCACGCCAATCAGAGACGCCGAAGCTGTAACGCTCCCGAGCCTTGAATCGCAGGTTACCAGTGTCGAAGTCTTCTTCCATCTTCGTCTGAAGCGGCGTACGGACGAACATCTTCGCACCGTTCGGAACATCAGTCTTGACAAAGTAGCCGTTAACATCCGTGAAACGACGGTTCACGAAATAACCACCCGGTACAGCACCCATCGAACGGATGGCATTGATGTCATTCTTTGCGAATGCACCAGTCGTTGTACCCGGAGACATAAGAATCTTCTCGGCGGTAAACTGAAGTGCCGGGGGGATATGGAGCGACTTGGCCCCGGCCCCGATCAGAATACCACGATCATCCTCGATAAGCTGGATGTTCGTAAGAATAGTCTCCATAGCTGCTTCTGAAAGATCAGCAGCGGCGGCAAGGTTAGACTGTGTACCAGCAGCGATGGTCGGATGCGAGGCGCTGAAGAACGCCTGACCGTCACCGATGGCAAAGTCACCAGCGGCAAAACCATTGTTGAAGATATCAGCAGCTTTGACCTGCTTGGTATTCGCCATCGCACGGGCCAGACCACGGGAACGAACCTTCGAGAAGGTGTCGTAAAGATTGTCTTCCATTGCTTCTTCCGTGACGGAAAATGCAAGGGCGACAGTCTCGTGGTTGTAACGTGAGGTGTACGATTCCTGCGCGGTGTCGAACTGGACCGCCGAGCCTTCTGTTTTAGTCGGGGCCGAACCGAACCCGGTGAAGAGAACTTCCTCTTCAAAAGAACGATCAGAGTTCTCGACATCATAAAGAGGAAGCTGCTCGTCGTTTACATCACCGTACTCAACACCGAAGACGGCGTTAAGACCGGGGAGCAGTTCCTTTGCAATATTACTGCGGTTAATAGCCATTGTTAATTACTCCCCTATGCGTCGTGCGAAGATACGTCAGCGTCAACATGCTGGACGAGACGAACCTCAACTTTAGGATTTGCATCACTAAAGTTATTGCCCGGCTCACCATAAATGTCAAGGACACGGACCATTGCAGTTGTTTCAACTCGGGAAGTGGCTATGATACCAAAACCGGAAACACCGGTAAAGGAGGAACCCGCCCCAAGAGTTACGTCAAAGTTCAGGTTAACGTCGCCAACGGATACCGAGGCGTCGGCCTGAACAATGTATGTTGCGGCAGGATCGTCAACAACGAATGCCGTAACATTTCCAACCGCCGAAGAAACACCGCTCGGATAATAATTCGAGAAGGTGGGCTGCTTCGAGACTGGATCAATATATTCACAACCTTGAAATACCCCGGTGGAATAGTCCGTGGTTGTGGTGATAACTTCAATAAAGCCACCGTCCAATTTCACAAGATCGCCGTAAAAGATGTTGCTACCAAAGCTGTTTGCAACCCGATAACGACTGGAGCCGGTGCTGTTAGCACCCGAACCACGACGACGCGAAGGGACGAAGCCATTAAGTGCTTTTGACAAGCCAGACATAATGATACTCCTTAATCATTAAAGGAAGGCGTCCTTCCTCTAGTTACACTCGACTTAGAATTGTTATGAATAGGCATTGCCGAGTTTGATTGATTCATCAACTGGGCATTAACATTATCCATCATTGTTCGAGAACGGTTCTGATAGTACTCTTGTCGGCTCTGCATACGTTTTGCAGAAGCCTTCGCAAGTGCTACGTCACCACGAACAACACAACCCTCAAATCGTCCCTCGTCCACGATACGAGAATTTACCATCATTTCGGGAACATCGTTTGGTTCGACAAAAGTCCAGCCATCATTTTGCCGGTCGCCTACGTTCTTGTAATCATCTTGTCCATTGATCGTGATCCTGATCCATCGGAGGACCATACCTTCATCTTTGAACCGATCAACTACAGAATCGGGGATTGACAACCAGTTTGGCTCTGTGAACTCTTCGTCGAAACGCTCTTCCTCTACTCGGCTTTTACGTGCTTCACTCATGTTTTCGTCCTCCGCGTTAACCAACATTGATGGACGTATAATCGCCCGTCTCTGTTGCTTTGTCTGCTTTTGCCTTTTCTTTGGCGTAGCGTTCAAGTGGTATATTCCATTTAGTTGCAAGATCAATATCAGACTTGGTCAACTTAACCTTCCGATTACCTTTCTTACCTACAGAATCGGGCGACTTACGCGACTGTCCCCCAACCACTTGCTCCTGTGTTGCCGGGGCAGGAGCAGCCCCGAACTTGTTAGGAAGTTCTGAGCGTAAACGCTTGTCAACTTCTCTATAAAAATTATCGTCCGTCGGATCGTAACCTTCATTCTTCAGCGTTGCGTCAATCGCCAGTGCTGCGGCTGTGGCTACCTGATCCTGCCCGAACCATGTATTACTCTCTGCCCATTCAACAGCTTTCGGGTCGTACGCCTGTTGCTGCTGGGCTACCTGTTGATTATTAGCCGTCTCGGCGTGTTTTACAAGTTCTTCAGAATATTTTTCAACATCCTGACGACCCTGCTTGACAAGACTTATGTTCTGACGGGCATCCATCATGGCTTCCTGAGAAGCTAACATGGCTTCTTTATCGCCATCATCGTACGCCCGGAGATAAGCCTGACGAGCCATCTCGGTCTTTTCCTGAAGCTG